CGGAAGCTGGATCGCAATCTGGAACAGGCAATAGTTTTCCCTAACCCAGACCGAAGTGCTGACGCTGATTAACTCCACTTACGGTACCGTCAAAGGCTACCGTCGCGGGTCGCTCGTCACGCTGCGCATCGACTGGAAGTCCTCTGTTCAGGGCTCGTGGGACAGCGGGGACTTCGGCATTCTGCCCGAAAGCTGGCGTCCTCCAATGGATTTGAATTTCTCATATGGCGGACGCGACGGCGCGAACCAGAAGATCATCAACGTAAACGCGAACGGAACCATGACCTACGCCAATCAGGGCGGCACGCAGGGCACGAACGCGTTCGGCATGACCGTCTCATACGCGCTATGACCCGTGGGGTCACTGCAAGACAGTGCAACCGCCTGAGCCAGTGTCCCGAAGCTATGCGGCGGGCATCGGGTCGGCGGTCCTCCATACGCCGGTGCATCCCGCGTACGCGCTGTTCGGATTGCCAAGCATCGTGACGGTGCCATTGGCCTCGCCGTAACAGATGAATGTCGTTTCACCACCGAAAACGGCCACGGGCGTATTGACGCTGACGGGTCGATACCCTTCGGGGAGCTTCTCCTGAGCCTTCGTGTAATTGTTCTGCCCGCTACTGTTGAATTTTACGTTGCCACCCATGAAACAGATATCACCGATGCGCGTAAGCAAAACGCTGTCGCTGCTGTAAGGTACTCGCCACGTCGTGGAACGCTGGGTTAGGGAAAACTATTGCCTGTTCCAGATTGCGATCCAGCTTCCGAATATCGCGACCCTCCCGCACCAGCGGTTGTCTTTGGTGTTCCACAGGCGGAAGCGTATCTGGTTTACGTCGCTGGTATCCCAACGTTGTGCGGTGTACTCGCCGGCCTGGCTGAAACCAGCGCCGAACGGCCCAATCGTGTAGGCCGCGTAATCGGCTTTCTTCCCGTTTGGGGATTGGACGTTGATGTAGAATGTGCCGTCATCATTCGTGGTGACGGTATGGCCTCCGCACAGAATATACGGCATTCGGGTTAGGGAATCCCACACGTCGCTCATCGGCTTCAACACGTTGAACAATGGAACGGGGGTGCCGATGGTGATACCGTCCAGCGGGATGCGGTACAAGGGCATGTCGTAGGTGGTGCCCCCGTCCAACGGGCTGGTGGTGTTCACGGCGGGGTCGGTGGGCGTGCCCGTGGTGGGCGTGCCCCTGACCACCACCAGTTTCGCGCTCTCAACCGACTGCGAGCCCTTCGCATAGCGGCATACGATCAGGTCGTTGCGTTTCTGACCCTGCGACCCGTTGGTGACGATCAGGTCCTCGGGCGTGCCTTGGCTGACGTGACGGCCCTGCATGACCAGCTCGCCCGTGCCGATGGTCACCTTGTTCGCCGAAACGACCGTGATCTTGAGCTTGTCATGCACGTTCAGGACATAATCATCCAAGCCGAGAATGCCGGCGTTCAATCCCGCCGCCTGCTCCGCTGTCGCGTGCGCCTTGCCCGCATGACCGGTGACGAGTTCAACCATTCCGCTTGCCTCCGTTCTGCATCCAACTGTCGAAGCTGTTATCAAAGTCCTTGAGCTTGTTCACATAGTCCGCGTAATCCTGCTCGCAGAACAGGTAGTCGTGGCCCGTGCCGGTGGAGTCCAGCCGGTTGACGTTGTACCACGTCTTGATATCCGGATCGTCCAAGTCCTTGTACCATTTGTTTCTGCCGCAACGGTCGCATTGCATGACCGTCGCATTGTCGATACGCGCCATAATGGCCCCCTTCCTAATCGGCCTCGTAATCGACGGACAAGACGCCGCCCGAGACCTTGACGATTTTCTTGCTGATAGTCGCGTTGACGGTGATGCCGGTGAGATTATCCCTTGCGGTCACGGTGTCGCCCACGTCGAACACCACGTTCGCGTCATCACGGACGGTGACCTTCACGTCACCCTCGGATTGCAGTTCCTGCAACTTCTCACGTGTCTTCTGATTCAGCTCGGCGGTTTCGGCGTTGCTGTAGTCGTAGACCTGCGTTATCTCGTCCACGCCCCTGAGCGACCGGGATTGGCTGACATTGCCTTTGGCGTCCGCATACCAGTGGACGACGGTTCTCGCGGCCAAATCGCCCTTGCCCAGGCCGATGAGATGGTTCGGTTTGCGCCACGTGCGCGTCGCGTCGAAATCGATGAGGTCGCTGTCAATCGAGTCGCCGTAATGCGCGACAGGCTCAGCCCAGATGTTGACCCGGCCGGACGCATAGGCAAGCCTGAGTTTCAGTCCGTTGGCCGCGCACATCTTCCGCAAACCCGTATAGCAGTCCGTGTAGCGGTCGAACCGGTAGCTTTTGATGGTCTGCGCGCCGGCAGTGGGCGAGTCCACCGCGTCGAACACGCCGTCAAGGCCGACGCGACTGATGAGCGAGCCGATGACCGTGCTGGCCGTGCCGCTCACGGTGAGATAATCCTTGCCCCTATCAGGCTCCAAAATCTTGTTCGCCAACATGCCGTGCCACGTGCGACCGCCGTAGGTGAGGGTGCTGCGGCCGTCCTTCAGCGAGTCCTTCAGGGAGTCCACGACGCCCCCGCATTCGCCGCCGTCGAAATACACGTAGCTACCGGCATCGATGAGCCTGTCCACGGTCAGTTCGAAATCGTTCTCGTCCGCGCCCCACGCGGCGTCGAGCGTGAAGTCCTCAAGACTGGCTTGGTCCACGTGGCTCGCATCGGTGACGATCAGTTCCGCCATGGTGGCTCGCTTTCCTCCTGATAGACGGTCAAATCGACGCCGAAGCCGCTCCACTGCACGATGGAATCGCCGGCCGGTATCGGCTGGAAGATGTATTCGCCCCCGTTGAGACCGGTTCCGCGCCGGCCCTTGTCGAACACGTTGGTCTCGTCGCCGTTCTCGGCGGTCATGACGATGGTGCGACGGCCTGCAATCGAGGTGACGGTCACGTAGGAGCCCGAGGGTATGTCCATGTCGAGCGCGTACGTGTTGCCGCCCAACGTGAGTTGCGGGTTCGACACCGGTCCGAATATCACCATCTGGAACGGCATGGCAGTGGGCATGGGATTCGAGGCCACCGCGTTCCTCGTGGTCGCCAGATAATCATGCGGATAATCATGCGGATAGTCGAGGTCCAGTCCGGGCGTGAGCGCGTCGCTCCAGAAGTGCTGCGATTCCCCGGCCTTACGCCAGATGCCGTCAAGCATGACCACGGTGAGCTTCTGCTGGATTATCACCGGCGTGATGGTCTGCGGCTCCGCCTTGACCACGTAGGCGCGAGTCGTCCAGCCGTCAGCATCAAACATGCCCGGCGTTCCTGCGGCAACGTCGGCATCGAACAGGCGGCGCGTCCAGTCCACCTTCTCGGGGCAGCGGACATAGGTTAGGTCAAGCTCGGACTCGCGCGCCGTACGACTTACTCCGGTCAGACTCCGGTATCCGATGGTGTACGACCATTCGCGACCGCGCAGCCCATCCGCCGTCTGAGCCCAGGTATCGGGCCCTTCCAGTGGGATCGTCTCACCGGTCGAGGCGCATATATAACTAAGCGATCGCATAGTCCCTGACCACCCTTCCGAGTTCACGTCCGTTGACCTTGATGCCAAGCTTCTCCATAATCAGCGGCATATCCGCGTGCAGCGCGCGCAGCTCCGACAGGAGTTCGCCAAGCAGCTCACCGGACGATGTTTCGCTGCTTGTGGGAACGGCGGTTCCAACTGACTTCACGCCGTATCCGGCAGCTACGTCCGGGGTCGTGAACCTCGTAGATGCGACACCGGAGGCCATGTCGTTCATGCTGGCCATGACGGCAGCTTGGCTGTTGCTGATGCCCTGGGCGAGGCCGAGGCCGATGTTCCGACCTATCTGGTCGCGGAACAGGCGTGATGGCGAGTGGATGCCGAGCATGTTCTTCACGTCGGCGATGGCGTCTTTCACGCCGCCGAGAATGGCGCTGCCGACTTGGCCGATACTGCCCGTGATGCCGTTGATTATGCCCTGCACGATCTGCGAGCCGATGGACACCATGCGTCCCGGTATGGATGCAAGCGTGTTGACCAGATTGCTGAGGAACTGCTGTCCCGCCCGCAACGCGCCTGATGCCATGCTGCTGGCGAACGAGCCAACCGCACTTATCGCGCCGGAAAGCCCGGCGCCGATG